GTCTCAAGACATTATACCGCCTACACAAACGCAGCCACAGACTACTTAAGTTTGGCCGACGCTAAGACTCATTTAAGAGTTACCGCTAGCTCGGACGACTCGTATATTAGTGGGCTTATTGCTATGGCTATTGAGGCTTGCAGTAATTACTTAGGCTACTCAATTAGAAAGGCGACGGCACGCTATGGCTTTGACGGCTTTACAGGCCAGCCAGCGTTAGTTAACCCTCTTAACGGCACCAACATACCAAGCGGCAATTACTTGCGCTTAAATACGCGCTGCTTAGCTGTTGGTGGTGTGTACTATGTTAACGAGTCTAACGCGGTGACTGCTTACGACGCGGCCGACTGGATAGCGAGCCCAGAGCCTATGGGGTTATTTAGCCGTAACGTATTTATAGAAACCGCACCAACGCAAGTAACTGACGACAGTATAAAATATATTGTTGAAATTACAGAGGGCTTTAACCCAGTTGGCACGACAAGCGTAGAGCCAGACACAATTTTCCCAGCGACTATTAAGCACGCTGCGCTTTTGTTGGTGGCTCAATACTACGACAATAGGCAGGCAATTATTACGGGCACTATTTCTAGCGAAATGAGCTACGGGTTTCACTACTTGTTAGACGCTTACAAAATACAAATACTAGTATAATGAACGCGGGCTTAATGGACGTGCTAGTAAGTTTGCAAAGCTACACGGAAACAATAGACACCAATACGGGGGAGAAGCTGCAAACTTGGACCGAGTACGCTACGGCATGGGCCCAGCGCGTAGAGCAGGACAGCGGCAGCGAGAATGTAAACGCGGACCGAAGAGAACATAAACAAATTGTGTTTTATACCATTCGCTATAATTCTGCCGTAGGTGTGAAGCATAGAGTAGTAGACGACAGCGGCACGCATAACATTGTTAACATAGCCAATTTACAGCGCAACTTATATTTGAAATTGCAAACCGAATTAACCCAATAATGGCAAAAGAGCAGTTAGAAAATATGGCCGAAGTATTACAGTCTTTGCATGCTATGGGGGTAGAAATTAAAAGCCCCAAGTTGCAAGACGTTATACAAAAAAACAGCGAGCCAATTATAGCGACTGCTAAAAGTTTGGTGCCTTCTGACACTGGGGACTTGCGCGACTCTATTGGGTTTATTAAAAGCAAAGACAGCAGCAACCTAGACAAAGCTTTAATAGGTTTGCGTAAAGAGTACTATAATAGTTATTTGGGGGCTATGTTTGAATATGGAACGGTAGCGCGTATACAGTCAAGCACTGGCCGCTATACTGGTAACATTGCGCCAGTTCGTTTTATGCAGCGCGCTGTTGACGCTAACGCTACCCAAGTGACAGAGAATATAATTAAAGGCGTAGACGGTATACTACGCGATTTAGCAAAGAAAAATAAATTAATATATAAATAACCATGGCAACTACTGGACCAGTAAACGGCACGCTCATAAGCATCTACAAGGATGTAGCGGGCACCTTAACTAAAATCGCTAACGCGACCTCCCACAGCGTCGACATTTCTAAGGACATGATTGACGTAACTAACAAAGACAGCGCGGGCGCTAAAGAGTTTATTGCTGGCGAGTACGGCTACACTCTTAACGTTGAGGGCATTTTTGAAAACGACAGCTCAGTAAGTACTAGCGGCTTGTCTTTTAAAGACTTGCTTACAGACCTTTTGGCTGGCACTTCTGTTACTGTTGTTATGACTACCAATGTAAGCGGAGACGAAAAATTTACAGGCTCTGCTTTTTTTAGTAGTTTGTCTTTGAGCGCACCCAATAACGACAAAGCAACTTTTACAGGAACCTTGCAAGGTACTGGCGCTTTGACTATTGGCACCGTATCGCCTTAATACTTTTTGTCTTATATTTGTGCCTATGAGCACAGAAATTAAAATAGGGGGTGCTAGTCACCCCTTATTATTTAACATGAACAGCCTGCGGAATGTTATGCAGTTGGCTGGTATGGAAACCTTCGCGGACTTAAACCTCCAAAAAGACTTAGCTAAAAGCATGGACTTTGCGCTAAGCTGCGCCTTCTACGGAATACTTGAGGGCTACGAGGCCAAAGGAGAAAAGACGCCGTTTGCAACAGTGCAAAAGTTAGGCGCCTCTATTACGAAGTTTACAGAGTTGAGCCCTGCGCTCGACGCCTTTACGCAAGCCGTTACAGACTTTTTTAGTACCGACGAGCCAGAGGGAAAGTAAACGCCAAGGGCGACAGCGCCCCGCTAACTTGGCGCAGTGTTGAGCGTATAAGCTACGGCGAACTTAACCTAAGCGAGCGCGAGTTTTTAAAATGTACCCCTCGCTTTTGGCGCTTAAAACTTGAGGGCATGCGTAATGCGCAGACTCAAGAGTATAGAAACCAGTGGGAATTAATGCGCTGGGCCGTTGCTACTTCTATGGCCCCGCACCTAAAGAAACCCATAGAGCCAAAACGCTTGTTAACTTTTCCATGGGAAGAGCCAGACTATATTAGTATAGAGGACGCCTTAAGGTTATATTCGCATGTCTTTGACAAATTAACCCCAGACGCCAAGGCATGAGCGCACCTATAAAAATAGTCTACAACATATTAAGCAATAACTCGGCGCTTACTGACCTAGTTAGCACACGCTTAAACCCCTTGCGCATCCCGCAAGAGTCAGCTTTCCCAGCTATTTCTTATAACCTAGTTAGCATTATAGCAAGCCCTACCAACACTAGCCACAGCCGCACAGACTTTGCGCGGGTGCAAGTTAGTAGCTTTGGCACTACGTTTGCGAGCGCTAGCGAAGTTTCAGAAGCAGTAAGGGCAGCCTTTGAAGCGCCTAGCTTTCCAAATATATTTAATGACATATACTGCCAAGCTATAGAATTTGACAGCGAAGTGCACCTAGTAGACGACGAGGCGGGCTTTTCTGGAATTTACCATGTAGCGCAGGACTTTATTATTAATTACTACACAATTCCAGTAACTACAGATTTACTTTTATTGGAAAGTGGAGACTTTATTTTACTAGAAGACGGATTTAAAATAGAGTTATAACATGGCACGTTCACTAAATATAGTAATTGGCGCAGACATTGAGAAACTTAGAAAGGGGCTTAATGACGCTATCGCAGTAATACAAAGCAGCGGCAATAAAATGACGGCAGAAACTGCCGAGGCTGCTAAGAAAATAGAAGAGAAACTGGCAAGCATTGCAACCCGTAACCCAACTATGGCAACTGTAAAGCAGTTAACCCAGTTGGCAATGGAGGCGAGGGCATTGGGCCCAGAGTTCGCGGCTGCTGCCAATGACATAGTAAAGCAAGCGGGTAAAATTAAAGACAGTATAGGAGACGCTAGAGCCGAGGTTAACTACTTTTCTAGTGACACCAGAAGACTCGATGCTGTTCTGGGTGGCGTGCAAGCTGTTGCTGGTGCCTTTGGTGCCGTAGAGGGGGCGCTTGCCTTAAGCGGTGTAGAAAGCGAAGACTTACAAAAAACTATGGTTAAACTCCAAGGGGCCATAGCTTTAGTAAATGGAGTGCAAGCAATACAAAACGCATTGCAAGCAGAGAGCGCCGTCCGTATGGGTATAAGCACAGCAGCTACTAGAGTCTATACTATTGCAACGGGAGGCGCCACAGGGGCTACTCTGGCCTTTAGAACTGCCTTAATGAGTATTGGAATAGGCGTTGTAATTGCTGGCTTGGGTGCGTTAGTTGCAAACTTTGACAAATTAAAGGACGCAATTTTTCCAGCAGACGCCGCGCTTAAAGGTTTAAATAATACGCTCGACAAAACAATAGCAGCAAACGAGCGAGACATAAGAGTACTAGAAGCCAAGGGCGACAAGCTGGGCGCCTTTGCAAAGCAAGAGCAAAACTTAAATATAACTTTACAAAAGGCTCGCGCCAACTTTGGCAAAAACAATAAAGAGAACTGGGGCAAAATAATTGACGACACCAAGACAGCCCTATTAGTTTTAAAAATTGAGCGCGACAATTACAATACAGAAGAGGCGGCTAAGCAAGCAGAACGCGCAGCCGAAACTTTAAGGCAGCAGCAAGAGGCTTATAACAAACGCCTAGCAAAGCAGCGTAAATTTAACGAAGAGCAGGCCAAAATAGAAAGGGAGGGCCAAGAGCGAGTAAGCAGTTATTACTCTATTGACAGGCAAGGAATAGACAAGGCTACGCCTAAGCTGAACCCGCAAGCAATTAGCGGGCCTATAAAGTCTACTACTGTAGCAATGACAGACGCCGAGCGAGAGCTTCGCGCTTCAGAATTACGGCAGGCAATAGACGCCGAAGAGTACCAAGAGCGCATGGCTGAAGCCATGGAGGGAGTAAACCAAGCTTTTAACAATTTAACCGTTGAAGGCTTAACCAGTTTTGGCGACTTGCTCGGCGGCATCATGTCGGGGCAAGTAGGTAGCTTTGAGGACTTTGGTAAGTCAATGCTTAAAGCAGTTGCTAAATTTATGCGGGCTTTCGGTTCTGCGTTGGTAGCAACGGCCACAGCGTCTAAAGCTTTTAAAGAGTTTATTTTAAAGAACCCAGTAGCGGCAGCTGCGGCGGGTGTCGCGCTTATTGCGGGCTCTGCAATTATAACAGGGATGCTTAACAAAGGGCCAGAGCCTACGGCCTTCGCCGAGGGTGGTATTGTAAGCGGGCCTACTTTGGGCTTGGTGGGTGAATACCCTAACGCCAGAAATAACCCAGAAGTTATAGCACCTTTAGATAAACTTAAGGGCATGCTAAAAGGAACTGGCGACAGCGCGGGCTATGTGGCTAGCACAACAATAAGCGGGCGCGACTTAGCGCTAGTAATAGAACGGTATAACAAAGACTCACGACGTGGCTAGGATTTATTACGGCTCTTTTTTGAGCATAGAAAATATAGAGTATAGGGTAGAACTTTATGACGGGGCTACTGGCAGCACAACAGGCGGAACCGAGTTAACGCTTGCTGGTAACGGTTTCTCTATTGAGCGACAAGGCCAAGGCAATACCTATTACGAAAATTATACTAGGCCTTCTAGAATTTCGACTAACTGGCTTATGCCTAACGACACTGTTAGAAATGCTTTTATAGCAATAGCTAACAGCGAGGAGTCTAAGTATGCCATAGTTGTTTATAGAGGCGGGACTTTGTTTTATGTGGGTAGGGTAGTAGCAGACCAAGCAGACTATTTAAGAGAGAGCATAAACGGCGCAC